AGAAGGTGAAACAGGATTTCGCGGGGAAATTGAAGCAGGCTATCGAGAAAGGGAAAGATGGAAAGCGGACGGGATGGACTGTTTCGTTGGAATCGAGGAATCAAGGAACGTTGTACACGTGGGATGAGTATGATTTTATGATGGAGCTGTTTGGTGGGAATAATCCTAATCTTCCTAACGTGTTGATAGATATGTACCATGCCAAACCTCTTAAATGTTCTTTGGAGATTACGCCGACCAAGATCGTGGAGTTTAAAGGAAAGAAGCGTATTAGTAAGGATAAGCGGTCAGAGAAGTTGCCCGTAGACCGTTTGCCGTTCGAGTCTACAAATTTCTCGGATTCATTTAAATATCTTATGATGAGAAAGGAATGGTTGAAGCATACCAAGGTGAAGAGTAGTAATATAAATCTAAGCGCGGGGTAGTCTTGTATTCTTTATATGTTGTATAAAGATAGGTTGTATTCTTTTAAAAGTTAGCTTTAAAGTTTAAGCGGTTGTCGGGGGCGAGTTGCACGGGCAGACTGCTGTGTTAAAATGTGTTGTCATATATCATGGGGTAGGTAAGTGTTTGCGATCGCGAATTAGGAAGGGGGCGGTCGGGGTGAAGTTGGTTCAGAATCTCCGTTGAGAATGGAAATTTGAGTCTAATATTGTGATTTCCAGTACTTAATTTGTGATAATTCTAAAAAATAACCTCGAAAGATGGCTTGTAAAACTGAAATGTTGGCTTTTGTTTTGTTTTTTCGGGAATTGTTTCCATCTTTGTAAGGTTCAAAGTTTAAGAGTAAGGTGGGAGATAGGCCACCACATCCATGTAGGTGGATTTTTTATATCTATCAGGAAAGTACACGATAGTGTAAGATATAGCGGTGTATACCCCCGTGCCAATTATTGTAATGATATTGGCGAGCCACCTTACGTAGACTTTGAACAACGGGACAGGTACACCGTTTTTTTGTGCCTATAAGTTCAAAAGTACGTAATTATGAGTAAGAAAATCAAGACTTTAAAAGTCGAGAGTCTGTTGAATGAGATTCAAACGGACAAACAATTTGTAGAGAACCTGATGCGGCGGGAGGCTAGGATCCGGTGGGAGCTGAAGAATCATTTCGAGAAGAGTTTAGTTCCGGAGATGTTTGAAGACGTGGGTGATAACGTGAGTTCTTCTTGCGACGAGTTACAAATAGCGTATTTCGGTTTGAATAACATTTATGGTTCCTTGATTGAAACCGAGATCGTGAACGAGAAAGGGGGCGAGTTATGAATGATTATTTGGTTACGTTGACCGTTGTCCGGGAGATTGTGGCGGATGGTCGTGGTGAGGTAGAAACTTATTATCTGGAATGTGGAGGTGGGGGAGGTGACACGAAACTTGTTTGGGATGATATCGTGAGGATTAATGAATTGACAGGGCGGGTGATTGCGGAGAAAAAGGAGAAAGGAGGCAAATCATGAACGATTATTTGGTGACGTATAAATTTGTCGGGTTGACTAGGGAGCAGCTTGATAAGTTGCTAGAGGAAATATTTAGCGAGATGGGAATTATCCCGCTGCGAGTGGAGAAGGTGGAAGGGAAGTAATTTATTTTGTTTTGGAACTTGGCGGTACTGGTGACGGTACCGCTTTTTCTGTCCTTTATCCCGTGTTTATCACGGGGTATTTTTATATTATGAAATTATGGGATGCAATAAATAAAATGAGACAGTTGACGGCTGACGGGAAGTCGTTTAGTATGTTGTTTATGTCGTTTAATTCTTCGGAATACAAGTCGGAGGGGGTGGTGGAGGTGAGCCGGGCGAAATTGAGGAAGAAAGCGGACGCGAAACGTTATAAAAATGCTGATTTCCTGATACCTTATTATGACGAGGATAAAGGTGAGGCTAGACAGTTTTATTTGCCTTTGCTGATGGTGTTTAATGGTGAAAAAATTACAATACGATGAGAGAGAATATTAAGATTGATCGTGTCGGGAGTATTCGGTTTGTTGGCATTCCGGGTGTTGGGGTGGGGATGTACATGGGAATGACTGAAACGATGGGATTCGGGAGATTGTCGAAGGAATGGGAGAGTGAGCCGGAGGTGGTTTGTGGGAAGGAGGTTGTACCTTACGGGGTGAATAATAATCTTCCGGTGGAGGTGCGGGATATGATGGATGAAAATAATCTGGCACCGGGGATTCTTGAACGGGAAAAGGGGTTGTTATATGGACAAGGATTAGAGTTGTACGTGAAAAAGTACGAGAACGGGGAGGTGACACGGGAATGGGTGGATGATAAAGAGGTTTGGAGGTGGATGAAGTCGTGGGATTATCTTCGATTTGTAGAGATGGCGATAACGGAGTACAAGTATTTGCACGGGTATTTCGTGAAGTATTTCCCGACACGGGGACAGCGAATCGGGAGAGGAAGCAGGATTGCACGTTTGGAAGTGGTGCCAGGGGTGAATGCAAGGTTGGGGTGGGTGGATAGTAGAAAGTTAGAGGATGTTCGTCAAATACACGTGGGAGATTTTGAAAACGGGTGTGTACGTGGCATTGCCACGTATCCGGTTTATGACCGGGATGATCCGTTCCGGGGCGTGGTGATGTCGTATCACAATAGTTATTCGTACGCGCGTTCATTGTACGCGATTCCCTCGTTCTGGGGGTCGAGGAACTGGATCATGAGGTCTTCGGATGTGCCGCAGGTGTTGAAGCATATAACGGATAACTCTATTAACGTGGCTTTCCACATAGAATCCCCGGCGGAGTATTGGAATATTCAGAAGGATAAGATCGAGCAACGTTGCACGAGGGAGGGGAAGGAGTACAGGGATGAGATGTTGGAGGAGCATAAGGATGAAGTGTTGAGAAAGTTGGCGGAGGCGTTGTCGGGAAAGAAGAACGTGGGGAAGTTTTTTCACACGATATCGTTGAAGGATGATGACGGGAAGATTTGGGAATGGAAAATCACGCCGATAGATCAAAAGATTAAGGATTTTATAGATGCACAGATACGGGTGAGCGAGAAAGCGGATTCTGCGACGACTTCGGGGATTGGGTTGCACCCGGCGTTAAGTAATATAATGGTGGACGGGAAGTTGTCTTCGGGGAGCGAGATGTTGTATGCGTTAAAGTTGTATTTGGCGTCGGACACGACGATCCCGGAGGAGGTGATTTTGCAGGCGTTGAATGAAATGATTCGGGTGAATTTCCCGGGGAAGGAGTGTAGATTTGGGTTCTACCACAAGATTGTTTTAAGGGAAGAGGATGTATCCCCGGCTGAACGGGTAAAAACGAACGTGTGATGAAGATATTATTTAGGGATATTGAAGAGTTCAGGGCTTGCGTGCCTTGGTTGTACAAGACAGCGGAATTTGAACGTTTTGTGTTGGATATAGAGTTAGCGACAGAGGATTTGATCGAGGTGATCGGGGAACGGGTATATGATCGGGTGGTGAAGGCTTACGAGGAAGGTACGGGGGAGGAATTGGTGCGTTGTTGTCAGCTTCCGGTGGCTTTGTCGGCTTATTTGTCGTATTGTGCTAACGGGGACGTGTCGCACGAGGAGAGTGGGCGGAAAGTGAAGATTGATAAGGATTCGGAGTCATTGCCGTGGCAGTGGATGATAGATCAGGACAACGCGGCGATCCGGGCGAAGGTGGGGAAAGCCGTGGATCGGCTGATCGGTTTTCTGGATAAGCACGTGGATGA